ACATAATTAACATTTCTAATTTCAACAGTGTTGGAATTATCGATGATAGAAAATATATGGGATAAGTATTTTACTTTATCAACATGTATTTGTCTGCCTGTGTTAATTTGATTAAACTCAATGAGTTCATCAAAATCAAACTTATCCAAACATCTTTCGTTAAGATGTCTGAGATAAGTTAGTAAGTAGAAAGGATTTCTCCGAAACAATAATGTTAGACGTGGTGAGATTACACTGTAATCCATCCCGTCCCACATGTTTCTGCTAACGAATTCAACGAATGAACCTTCATCCGTCGAGTGTTTTGTTTTACCGACGTTTATTGGAACTCCAATATCTTCGAATTCTTGTCTTAACAAGTATTCTGGATCTTGAATTACCATATCATCTCCAACTTCCATGAAGTAGAGTGAATGGTCACAACCATAGTGTTTCTCAAGGAGGAACTCTATGAATAAGAGATTGGTAAGTTGTGCAATTGCAAAACTTCCTTTAGTACCCATACCTTGGCCTCGTCCGTAAGTTATTTCTCTACGGCTCGAGCCCAACTTCCATGGACAATCTACTGCTAGACCTTTCCAGGCTAGAGTTAACGATTGTCCGAAGAGCCTTCTCATTACAATAAGTTGCAATGAAGAAGGAAGGTTATCAGTCCATTTCTCAGCATCAAGTGATACTAGATTGGATTGGATACTCTCTGGCAGTGATCGGATATTATCCCATCCCTGACTGTGTCCAAAAAACGCACAATTATCTTTATAAAGATAATTAGTGGCACGTATAACCTGATCTTCTACAGGTTTCAGAGCGGCTTGAGTCCATATATCGCACATAGCGATAACACGACTCTTGTTTCCCTTATCGGGAATTGAAGTTAGCTTCCTTAAGACAATGTCTTTAGGATCGAGCTTATCCTCGTCCGGTTTCAACTCATACTGTTCAGCTCTGAACTTTATGTAGTCAATGAAACTAGAATTCATATTATTTACGGTAATATCAGTGATATACTTAAATAACTTTGAATTTACGAGCCCGTAGGCCTCCATATCTGCAGTTTGCATCTTAGGAGCGCCATTAGGACCGTTGGCTGGACCAAAAAATGGAACAGTATCCAACGTTGAATCAAAATTCTTAGAATTCTTAAAAGAGTCAATGCGATTGATGACGAAACTTTCGAAATCAACCATTGTCTGGTTTTTCAATGAAAACCTTTGGAGCAGATGTTCAACATCGAGCTCCCTATGCCCCTCACAAACTTTATTTACTCTAAATAAAGTGTGAAGGAACTGTCGCAATTTTGCAATATCTTCCTTCTGTGTCGAGTCTTTTACTCCATCAATGATGGTGTGGAAGACTGGCCTCATAAAATTAAATCTATGTGGCCACCGATCCTTGTTTCCGATTTTTGTCCAAACCAATGGTTTGGGCTTTCGGCCCTCAAGTAAACCGGTACAATATTGGGTTAATTCTTTCCAATGTTTAGTACCATGCTTAGTTCCACGATGTTCTAAAAGATCATCATGGGCTAAGATAGTTTTCTTAAGGATATCTTCGATTACTTTAGGTTCATATAAATGACCTATAAGTTTTCCGAAAACTTGGATATAAATGGTTAAATTGGCATTGCCAATTTTTCCTATCGGTCGTTTAACG